AAATCTCTTTAAGTTTGATATTGCTTAATCTTAATTTAGCTTTTCTAGTAGCTGCAATTTTTTCTTTTCTAATTCTTTGTACTTGGTATTCGGGAATTCCTTGCTTTACAGACATAATTGCATATGCAATACTTTTATACATAGCTTCTTCAGCAAGTTTGTGTATTTTCATTTCTTCATCCGTAGCAACGCTATCAGATATATATTTTAATGTAACAAGTCTACCTGCAAAATCACCAGAAAATGAAATTATACCTTTATTGTAATCTATAACAAATGCACCATTTTTTGTTGCTACTTCTGGATTTATACCATAACGTTTACCATAATCAACATTATAGCCATAACCTTCTTCAAGAAAATCTGTGCTTACATCACTTAATGCGTTATCGTATGCAGAACCAGTTTGCCATCTTGTTTCAGTAACTGATTTATTAGCTAGCAATAAATTGCCGCTTTGATCAAAAAGGTAATTGTAGTCTTCGTCTTGTAGTGGTGAAGACGGCGAGCTGGTTATTCTATTTGGTAATATAACTTGTTCAATTCCAGCATCGTCAACCCATGATATATGAGTATAGTTTACATAATCATGTGGAAGTGTTATAGAAAGTGAAGGGGGCACTTCTAACTCTTGTGATTTTATAGATCTTAAAGTATCATAACTTAGCTCTTGCAAAGTTCTTCTTGCATGATATGCAACTTCGCTTCGCTTAACAGTATTAATAATTTTATCATCTCCTACATAAGAAATGATAAAGTTATTGATAACATCATTTAAAGGTGTGTATTGATAATTACCAAAATCATCACCTCCGTAATATTGTTCGTGAGTTTCTGTTAATAAAGCCATTTATTATGATTTTTCTTGTGTTAAAGTTTTATTTTCTTTGGCTTCAGCTAATTGAGTTATATCAAGTTCTCTTATAATAATACCAGAATAACTTAATATTTTTATAACTAATTGTGCTTCTTCAGATTCATGCAATTCAAAATTTGTAGAATTGCTTGCGTTATATAATGCATTACCACCAACCTCAGTATAACCCCAAACAGCGGCGTTAGGTCTACGAACATATGAACAGGTAACACCTGATATAATTGATGTTGGATAAACTTTTATTCCCCAACTTTCACTTGAATTATCAATGTTTTCAACATATATTGGGTGCGTTGTGGTTGGTGCGGCTAAAGGTGATTGATTTAAATATAAAACCTCTTTAGCATCAACTCTTTCAATTTCAGTATTATTGTATATAACAGTACCTAATTTATGTAAACCACTTGGCATTAAAAATGACCCAGAACTAAAAGTCATAGCTCCAGATTTTTTAAACTTACTTATTTTTTCATCAATAAGTTTAACCATATTAGAGTACTCTGTATTATTATCACGCATTCTTTTAAATTGTTGCAGATTATAAAAATATTGCTCAAATATTTCTAATTGTGCTTGATTTGCTTTCAAATTAAATTCTTGTGGCGTAATGTATCCCCTTTGCTCTTTATTAAGTATTGCAAGTACTCTTTGATATACTGTATCTATACTAATCATACATTTTGTATTATAATGATAAAGGCCACCGAAGTGACCCTATCACTACAGTGGTTTATTTTAATTTCTTTTCTATTGATTTATAAACCTCAACACCTTCATCTGTTTTCAAATAGGCTGCAAAAGCACTATATGGATTTTCTTCAAAAGGTACTGACATTAATTTTTTATTATTACTTGCCCAATGAAATGATTTTTGATCACCTGATAAATTAATAATACCAGCTTCAACCGCTTTAATTGCAAAATTTCTTAATTGGACATTATCATCTTCAACTAATGAAACAAATGCTGCTGGATTTCTTTTTGCAAACAACAATAAATCTCTTCTAATTTCTGAAGATGTCATTTTAGAAACAGCAGATCCTTGTTCAACTCTTAATACCGCTTCAGCATGAGTAACATCTAAGTCTTTAGCTAAATTAAGTGCTGTAATTTCAAGTTCAAGATCTTCTAAATCATCCTTAGCTTCTGCTACTGCATCAGCTTCATAATACGTTAAATTAAGTTGTGGATGATATATTGATAATAGCTTTTGTAAAGCTTGATCAGATTTTGGAACAAACAATGCTCCATTTCTAAATACAATATGCTTTAATGTTGAAAAACCATCTTGTTCATCACGAAAAGGTGATTTTTGATTTGATGCATATCTTAATTCTCTAGAAAATCCTTTTTCTTCATCAAACCACATAAGTGGATTTCTACTATGATGCTTTGAGGCTAGAGTAAATGTTATAGGTGCTCTATTACCTAATAATATATAAGTTCTATCTTTAATTTCCCAACCTGTTTCAGACTTCACAGATCGCTTTATTTTTGTTGCCATAATATAATATAATAAGATTAGTAAAAAGTAAAGGCAGGAGCGCCCTAAAGCGCCCCATTCTTTACATTATTGATTATGCAGTTTGAGTAACAGACTTGAATAATACAAAGTTGTTAGCACCTTGAACACATAAACATCTTTCAGACAAGAAGTGTACATTCATCTCATCAACGTCAGAAGTATAAACTCCACCTACAGATCCAGTAATCCAAGATTTCATTTTTCTATCATCAGCTTCAGAAGCGCGGTAACGTACGTGTAAGAAAGGACGCTTTATGTTTTTACCAAGTTGCTGATCGTATACAGTTGAAGTACCAGCAGGTACAAGTACACCATCAATATCTTCAGTAAGTCCACGAGTAGCAGCGTCGTTTAAGTATTTCCAGTCAGTTTTGTAGAAGTCATAAGAACCTCTGCGGAAACCGCTGAATCCTAAATTAATTGCCATATCCTCACTGTTGTTGAATACTCCATAAGAGCTTCCGCCATTATAGTGAGCATTTACAGCTCCTAGCATATCATCAAAAGCAAGTGCAGTAGCTCTGTTTAAGAAAAGCATGTTCTCTTCAATAGCTCCTTGTTTGTCAAGATTTTTAAGAATTTCATCAAAATCTTGAAGAGCAGTACGATCAGAACCAGCGTTGCTTAATGTAGCTTCACCAGAATTAAAGTTTTGATAGATGTTTCCACGGCTTTCAATAGCAGCAAAAAGACCTTCAGTACCTTTATATCCTGCATCAGCTGCAGAACCTGTACCAGAACCAGAAGCAAGTTCTCCTTCTACCATTGACATTTCAAGATAATCTTCAAAACGTAGGCGAGTTTCATGCTCTGATTTTAAATACCATAAATATCCAGAAGCACCGTTTTCAGTAGTTACTTCAACCCATCCAATTTGAGCAGTATCAGAACCAGAGATAGAATATTTATCTTTAATAATGATAGGTGAATTGCTAAATTGTTGGAAACCAGCATCTACAGATCCAGACATTCCAGCGGTTCCTTTTCCAAATTCAGAACCGTAAACAAATACTTTAACAGCTACAGCAGTTCCTGTTGAAAGACCAGCAGCATCAAGATCAGCAGCGGTATAAGGAGCAACAGTAAAAGTGTTAGTTGTTATAGCAGTAACTACAGCTTTAACAGTCACAAGACCTTCAGCAATAGCTACAGTCTGACCAACTCTTACAGCATGGCCATTTTCAGTAATTACATTAGTTGCTGTATTAGCAGCAGCAGCATCATAAGCGATGTGTAGTCTTCCTTGTTCTGACCAAATAACTTGATCTGAAGCAGAAGGAATCTCAGCTCCTACCATGCGCAAGAAAGAAGAAACAGAGCGATTTCCGTAGCGCTCAACTTCCTTTTCGTATACGTCTGGTAAAAATTGTTGTGCAAAGGTACCACCTCCTGAACCAGAGTCAAAAGTAAGGTAGTTACCTGAAAAAAGTGTTTTAGTAGGTGAAGGCGTTAATCCCGCAGGAAACGACCCACCTGATGCAAATAATCCCATTTTAAATTATTTTTTAATTGTTATTGTCTAATTTTAACTCGTAATTTAGAACTGTCATCTCCACTTATTGCACGTATTTTAACGCCTGAGTCTGTTGTAACCGCTTCATGTCCTTGTCGAGGGGCCATATCTATATTTTTAGATTTAGCCATAGATTCTTTTACAGCATCTGCTCTACCTTGTTCATAAAAATGGTTTGCAATAGCATCCGCGTTCATTGCAGTAAATAATGCTTTATGATAACCAGCAGCATCAGATAATTCATTGTTATCGTTAACAAACTTGCTAACTAATGTATTTATATCCGATTGTGATGATTTAACATTATTAATATCTTTCACATTAAACCTGTATTTATTATTTCCAACTTTATATTCAAAACCTTTGAATTCATCAGAAAATAATTTATTAGTTTGTTGCTCAAAAATATTTCTTTGCTGCTCACGCACTTTTTGTGTTGATTCTTGTTCAACTTTATAATCATTGTAAAACTGTATCGCTTCTCTCTGTTCTGGAGTTAACTTTGAGCTTAACTTAAGGTCATCGTAATATTTGTTCTTCAGATTAGAAAGATTTGATTTAGCTTCCGCAATAGATTCTTTGAATAATAATTTTTTTCTTTTTATATCTCTTTCCTCATCAATTTCTTCATCATATGAAAAATTATCTTCAATTAAGAAATCAATTTCATCATTTGATAAATGAGGTTTTGTTTGTTGATAGTACTCACGCAATAATTGCATGTCGTCCATCTTATCGTAATCTTTATTAAGATTTACATAGTCTTCAAGTGTACCACCAGTCTCTTGCATGAACTCAACTAACTTGTTGATATTCTCGGGCAATGGATTGGTTTCTTGATTATTATTTACACTTTCTTCCTCTGCTTTAAGCTTATTAGGAATATCTTTTATTTTATCCGCTAATGTAACTTCTTGCTCTACCGTTTCTTCATCCTGTACGAGCTCGAGCACTTGCTCTTCTGCTGTGCTTTCATCGTTATCGGTCCGTATTTCTCGGTCCACTCCCGTGCTATCTTCGGTTCGTTCGCCCACATCCACGCTTGTTGTTTCTTGCTCTTGAACGGCATTTATTTCTTCTTTAGGTTTTTTACGTAAATCTATTTTAATAGTACCATCATCTGCTGTGGTAATATTAGTGTCATCAACAATAAGCTCTTGTTGCTCTTGTTGTTCTTGCGCTTGTTGTTCAACTGTTTCCTGTATAGTCTCTTCAACATTCGTTGTTTCTTCTGCCATAATAAAATAATATAAAATTGGTTAAATAAAAACTATCGAGGTTCAAACATTTCTAAGTTGAATCCGCTACCCATTGTATCATTTCCAGCAGATTCAAATTCTTGTTCACCTTTTCTATCTTTTCGTTGCTCTATAAGTTTAGATTGCTGTGACGCTTGTATACGAGTTCTTTCGTCTTTACGATCCTCTTTATACTTTTCTTTTTTGTCAATCACTTCATTTTCTTTATCTTTAAGAGCTATATTAAGATCAAACTCATATTTCATAAGTTCTTTCTTAAGTTCTTTTTCTTGTTGCATTTTTTGCATTGCAAGATCATTTTCAATTTGAAGAAGCTGTGCTTTTTGATTTGTCATTGCTTCATTCTTTTGAACTTCCATTTGTGCTGCAACTTGCGTATTCTGTGAATTAGCATTAGCTTGTGCTTGAATATTACGTTGTGTAATTTCTTGATCAGATTGTAATTTCTTTTTTCTACGAACCTTAAGAAGCTGATTGGCAAGTTTAATATTCTTTATTTCTCTAATATCAATAGCATCTTCAAGATAAATTTGATCTTTAGCTAATGCTTGTTGAATATTGTTTTCAAGTAATTGCTTTTCTTCTTCGTCTGGCGCTAATTCAATAAATATACCAAAATCATGCAAGTGCATATTTTTAATATCTTCTAATGTGCCTACATTAAATCTACCTATACTAGAAATAAATGAATCTCTTGTTGGCGAAAATTCTAATACATCTGATATTCTCAAGCTAATAGCTTCTGCTGTTTTAGCAGTAAGATATAGACTTGATTGTAATATGTGACGTGTAGCAGTATTTGAATTTGCTGCTGCAAGTTTTTGTACACCGACCAGTGCGTTTTTATCTGGCATAGAACCATCTCTAGCCTCATTTAAACCTGTCACGTCACGAATCATTTGTAAATAA